TGTACGCACGCTATCTAAAAAAACACGCTCATTGCGTGAGCCCTTGCTGCTATTGCATGACACGCAGCACGTACGCATGTTAGCTTCATCTATAGCCAGCTCTGGCGCTTTGCTAACTGGGATGATGTGGTCAATGGTCATGTTCTTATTCTCTGCACCGCAGTAGTAACACACATACCCATCTCTTGCCAATACTCGAAGGCGCACTTCCTTGTACTTCCTCGATAATCGAGGATCACCCTTCTTGGTACTCATTGCCATCCTTTAGTCTTGAGATGATGTAAAGCCTTACAATAGTCAGGTTCATCATACTCTGTATAACCATACCTATGTTGTACATACTTCCAATAGAAGTAGAACTGATAATCATAAGGAGCATCTATCAGCTTGGTATTGCGTATCTGGTAGTACCCATGGTGCGACCCGTTACGGGCGTTAATACGTCCAGAACTCTCTCGATGCACGATTTGTGAATGACATGCTAATTGTCTATCTGTAAGTTGATAATCAGCTAATGAATGTAAATCGTAATAACGATCTATTGAGCCTTGTCCTACTGCTGTACTCTGCATAGACAGAGCTATCCCAATAACGATTGCGACCCCGCGGGCTCTCTGCTTACGCAGCCCGCGGTGAGCCTTTGAGAGGCTCTCGCTGAAGAGTGTACCAGCCCTGTCAAGCATGTGGATAACTCCCGCGTTAAATGCGTGTCGTACCCTACTTATCCACACATGTGCATAACTATTTATCTGTAGAGTAGAAGCCACCAGTCTTGAAATGGACTGGCACAGAGCTATAAATCTTACGCATTGCTGACCCGCATATCGGGCAATCATAGACATGTGGTAGTGCAAGGGGAATCTCCTTCTCGTACCTTAAATTGCTTTCACAGCCATCGGTGTTATCACACTCAAACTCGTATATAGGCATTACTTACACGTTCTGCATGGCACATTAACCAACTTCCACGATCCGCATTGTGCGCATCTTTCAGGCTCAAGTTTATCAGTATCCGTCTTAATATCTGCGTATCCAGCACGAAGTAATAGCTCAACCAAGTCACCAAATCGCATGAAAGCTAGATATTCAGGCACGGCTTCCTGCTTATCAGATTGTCCATTCATACGACACACCACGAACGGCAACTCCCGATGAGCCGCCGCTCTTATCGATGCTTGTTTGAGCCATTCTCTCGGAGCGAAGGTGCTGCGACTCTTTACTTCGCAGTCAAAGGGTACGTTAATAACATCCTTGCCGTTCCCTCGCTGCACCGCTGCTCCGCTCCACCATTGCGACAGGAATAACGCAACGCTTCTCTCTGTAGCGTAACCTCGATGCTTCCGACTCTGGTTAGACATGGATTAGGTCATGCCTTTCCAGCAGAGTTAATTGTGTGGCACTTGTCGCACTTCCACGACTGGAGCATTGCTCTTTGCTTAATCTGTGAAACTGTTGGCGGGGTATTACATAACTGGCAGATAATCGCAAAGCCTAGTTTCTGTAATTCCCATGCTGATGCTTGTGCAGCTTGTAACTGCTCATCTGTGGGAAATTGCTCCCACTCATCATCCATATTGCGGAAATATAATTTACCCACGTTTCACCTGTGGCTTCCACTTACCTGTTTCTTTGTCAATCTCATACCAGATAGGATCACAAGGCACTTGACCTCCAGGCATATCTCTAGTGCTGGTTGCGGGACATCTCCACATGCCGTATTGCTTACCAGCCTTAGAAGTTCCTGTCTTCCATACACGCGCACCATGAATACAGCTCTCGCATGTCGGAGTGCCACCAAGGACATCCTTGACCATCCCTACTGCTTGTTCCATAGTCTGAACTGGTGCTGCTACTTGCATTGTCCATGGATCTTCTTCCTTTGGTACTGGTACATATTCTCTGGAAGTGTCAGCCATCTTAGCCTTTACTTGCTCGATGTTAGCCTTTACTTCATTGTGCGCTTGAACCTTCTGCATATCTTCACGCGTTGGTTTCTTATCTGTGTCTAGCACAAGGCTTAAAGCTCTACCGACTGCGCTAGTTACTGTGTCCTCGACATAGAACTTACGCATAGATGCTGGATAAGTAGATGCAATACCAAAGGCGTAGTCCACACCTGCTGGCTGTGTGTCCTCATGCTCACGATAAACCTCTGCCATGGCAAGGACTTCACCCTTGGCATTGTCTAGGCTTACGACCTTGGTGATAATCCTCCCGCCCAAATGTAACTTTTGAAAACGCGCCACACGATCAGCGACAGTTTCATAGGATTCTAGATTAAACATAGAGTTCGTTCTCCTCTGTATGTAGTTGCCCTGCTATGGCAACGTACGCCGCAAGGTCGATGTAAGTGTCTGGCTTTGCAGTTTCCATGCTTCTTGCGATTTTGACCAATGCCATACACATCGCCACCTGATAATCAGTAATGGGCATTTCGAGGTATGAACTCCAGAGTGCGGCTGTCCTTTGCATATTATCGCTAGGGTGTCCGTAATCAAGTCCTCGGTCTTGGATAGTAGCTCTCGCTTCGTTGAGGTAGTCTCTAGCATTCATCGACTCACCTGCTGTAGAGATTCGTAATACTTGCGTACTGCTTTACGTCCTTTGACGTAGCCATCGTGGTAGCCAGAGTATCGCCCTAGGGCGAATGATCCGAATACCAGCAATAGGGTTATGAGCTGTGCGATTGTCATTATGCACCTACCTTTAACAAGGTCTGCGCTGTGCGGACAATCTGGGTGTATGAAGCCTCTGACCACTTAGAGCCATCGAGGGTTGTGTCGAGTGTTGCCATAAGGCGGTCTGAATCTGATGTGCTAAGTCCGAGTGAATCGAATAGAACGCGTTGTGCTGTAGTCATTTTGAGCCCCTTTCGTAGTTGGTATTTCCCCCTACAAGAAGAACAATACGCCCTACCTGACCCGACACCAAGCTAATTTTGATAACAGTTGTATAACAAAGTTATCCACAGCCTCATCACCTAAATCTGGTATGGCGATGCTAGCGGACTCTGCCATAGACCTTGCCCTGCACAATAAACGTGCCGTTCTTCTCGATGTTGATTATGTCCACTTGGACGTTAGCACCCTTGACGTACATGATGGCAAAGGCTTGCTGCCAATTAGCCGTTCCTTTGGTGTATGAGGCTTGTCTGAAGTCCATAAGATTACCTACCTCAACTCCATGCAGAACACGCCCTAAACGCCCTCCAGAGGCTTCTGTGAAGGCGCTACGCCCTGCCCTATGGGTATGACCAGAGATGACGTTCTTCCCATGCCTACGAGCCGCTTCTAGGGCTGATAAGCCCCCTAGTTGCTTGATGGGTGTGTGGTCTCCATGGACTGCTATCCAGTTGGGTGCAATAGCCATGGGGTTCTTATGGAAGGTTATGCCAAGCTCATCGAACTTCATGAACTTCTCAAATCGAAGCTCTGGCAAGGATAGGAATGATGGAATCTTCTTCATGATGATGTTGTAAAGGCGGTCTGTGTGGTTAGACCTGATGCAATCTGTAACGCCTAGTTCCCAAAGCAGCTCTACACATCGGTCACGATCATCGCCAAGGCTCTGCTCATAGGCTTGAGGTGTGCCTTCTGACCACTTGCTTATGGTCTGGAAGTCAATCTCATCGCCGATGGTGACAGTCTGGTCAGGCTTAAAGGTCTGTAAGAATTTAGCGATATTGCGTGTGACATGCACGTCCTCGAAAGGCACTTGCAGGTCTGACAGTATTACGATTCGCTTAATCGTCATCCTCATCTTCGTAGGGGATATGGTCTATGCGATTAGGAATTTCTGGCAGAACCCAATCAGGGTATGCGCTACGTTCTACAATAATGGCTAGGCATATATCCACCGCGAATCCTGCTCTGCGTAATGCCTTGTAGAACTCATGCATCGAAATCGCGTATTGATCTAACGCGTTGTAAGTGTCTAGGTCTATGACCTTCTTCTTAGCCATGGCTTTATTATCGGTCTAGAAGTATGTTGTAAATCTCATCGACACGCGAATTAAGTCTCTTAATTTCAGAGAGTAAATGGGTAATGACATACCCAGCCAGACCGCCAATGATGGCGATAGTGGCAAAGTAGAGGGTAAAGAAGTCGCTCTGTGTCATCGCTTAGGAGTCGCGTATCCGAATACGCCCGCTAGTACAGCCCAAAGGATTGAGCGGTAGTCGAGTGCAAAGTTAGATGCACCCCACGCTGCTAGGAACGCACCTGCTGTGAGGATTGCTGGGTTCTTCATGTTCATTATTCTCCGCCTATCATGGGTATATTAAAGAACGAGCCATCGAAATCACCCTTGCTCGTAAAGCTGATATGAAGATGAGACTTGTGGCTATTGCTTCCAGTATATTTTCGCCAAGCCCAACGCCTTTTACTGGATGCAATTCTTCCATCGAATATAATGTATTTAATTCGTAAATCTCCAGACTTCGCACAGAGTCGAATCTGGTCTGCAAGGTATGGCATGAGGTCGGGCTTAGACTTTCGATGGAGATCGCGGTCAATGTCAATGGCTCGAACAACTGATTTAGCACCTTTATCTGGGTTATGATCAGACTTAAGATGTGAATGTCGAGCATCACCAATCCACCCGTCCGAGGTTCTATCTCGATCTGGGTACGAATCATCGAGCTGCTCCCTTAGTTGCTGCCCTGCCTTGCATAGCCATGGGTTCATGCCAGTAGAAGCTTCGCCTCATCAGCAGTAATGCCTAGACGATCTAGCAGCGCAGCCTTAGCAGCAGCATCAGCTTCTGCTTTAGCATCTTCTTCAGCCTTCTTCTCGGCTGCTAGTTCAGCCTGATAGGTAAGTTCTGCAACCTCGGCATCGGTCAATTCAATAATTGACTCCACGCCTGTCTCGCAGTTGATTTCGATTCGTGTTGGATTAGGCATTTTTTACTCCATATAGGTAGGCGGTTGAA